TTGCCTTGATGCCAATGCGGCCGAGCAGCTTTTTCAGTTCGGTTCCCGGCCCGCTCGACGGTCTGGGCGTGAAGCCGGGCGCGTAGTCGCGAGGGTACGCCTCGTGCGACGTATCCACCAGCAGCTGGTCACCGTCGCGATGGACGATGCAGGACGCCACCTGCGCCAGCGTATAGCCACGCTCGCGGCAGCGGGCCTCGAGGTGCCCGACGTGGCAGCGCACTAGGGCAGCGGGTTCGGCACACATAGGGGAATCCAGGGGCCAGCGCCGGGGGAACCGGGACTGCTGCAGGGATTGCCGCCGCCGGGCAGATTCACCTGCGGCGTCAGGCCAAACGAGTCTGCCGGTTCTGAGTCGTAAACGTCGTAACAGTCGGCAGCGTCCTCAGAGTACGTGCCGTCGCAGCACCCACGCACCCAGACGACGTTATCTGTCTCCTCTTCTGCGGTTCCGCCCTTGCTGCAGAAGACGTTGTAGCTGCTGACGTTGGTATACCCGTTCGCCTCCATCCACGCCCGGACGCCCTCCACCCATTCTCCGGCAGCTTCTGATCGCGGCCTGCCGCCACCGCCTGGAACAAGGGTTGACCCCAGCATGGAGAATATGACCTCGTTCGCGCAGCACTTCAGGCAGTACCCTCGCAGTGTGGCCTCATTGAGCGGCACCGTGAGTTCGTTGTTCTCGTCCAACTGGCTCGGGTCAACGCACGCACCCTCCGGATCTGTTTTGCAGCAGCAACCGTCCTTGTCCTCACAGTCGCCGTCTTTGGTTTGACTGGCGAACCCGCCTGTAAAGAAGCAGCTGCGGCGCTCGCAGTTGTCGCAGCACGCGTTGCACTCTGCACCAAGCATTGCCATGGGTCAGCACTCCGCGGCAATCAAGTACCACGCAGTGCCCTCGCGTGCGATTGCGCAATTCAGCGTGGTGGTTGCCGTGTTCGGCACGGTCGCGAAAAGGTTGGTTGCGGTCACCGTGTTCGGCGTGCTGGCCTGATACTTAAACGTGACAACCTTGGCGGTGTTCTTCGTCCAGGTGCCAGTGAATGTGCACACCCGAAACCACTTGCCAGAAGCCGCCAGCGGATGGTCAAACGTGATCCCAGGCTGGTTGCGATCGCCGCCCTCGACAACGCGGACAGCCTTGGCGATTCGCTGGGCCGCCCCGTGCGAAAACGTCACAAACCGACCGCCGCCTGCGGCCTGCCCGCGATTGTTGCCCGCGCCCTGGCTTGCCACGCTCAGCCCTCAACGATGGAGATGACCAGGCGCGTGCCCGCGAGGTTGGACTGCGCCGCGTAGTCGCCGGCCGCGAGCCGCCCGACAGCCGCCTCACCGCCACGCAGCGAGACCGTCGGCACCAAGGCCCCGGCAGACAGCTGCCCGAACGACACCGTGGCCGTAGACACTGTGGACAGGTTGCGGGCGAAGAACAGCCCCACGGCTGACATGGTCGCCGTACTGATCGCAGCCGTACCCGCGGCGTTCGTGCCGGGCGTCAGCGTCTGCGTGTTGATTCCGCTGGCCGCCATGCTCGCCGTCACGCCGGCCGCGACGAACGACTGCGACAGGGCCCCCTTGGCAACGGTCGCGTTTACGTTGTAGACGATGTCGGGCATGGGAACTCCTATTGCTGTGTGGGCTGTCCGAAATACGATGCGAAGGCGACGGCGCGATGAACTCGCCGAGTCAGGATGTCGGGCGCGCCGGTCTTCAGAGCGCCGGCCTCGGTAAGTGGCTGCGGGTTGCTTGAAGGAACACGTTCGCTCGTGTCTGGGTCTTTGACGTAAACCCGCTTTTTTTCGCCACCGTCAAGGAAGTTCCAGCCGACGTTTGGCAGCCGCAGCGGCCATCCGTCAGGCCGGTACTCAAGCGTCACTTCCGTCTGCCAGTACCGGACCTCCACCTCGTTGACCACCTCAACGGCCGGTTGGCCGGAAATGCCGCTGCACTTCCACGTATACGGTTCGCCTCCCAGGTACTCGTCGCTGTTCACCGAGTTGGTGACCGCCGACGCGAGGCCGTAATCGAACGTTGCGCGGTTGCCGGAAATGGACGCTTGAAGGGTGCTGATGTCCGTGGTGGCACCTTCAAAAAAATCGTTGGCTGTGTTTACCAACGCTTTAACGGTGGACCCGTCGTAGTAGTAGAGCGCGGGCACCTGCAGCCCGCCCGTGGTCCACTTCCAAATATCCGGCCGCGCCAGCGGGTTGGGGTCTGGGTTCTCCTGCTTTGGCAGCTCGTAGTCCCATGTGATTTCGTAATGGAACCTCGAGCCGTTGTAATTGCCTCCGCTGGCCTGCATGGCCCGGCAGTAGCTCGCCTCGGGGTGCGGGTCGAGCACCGCGACCGGCACGGCCGAAAGCATTTCCGTCAGCGTCGTGGTCGGGTCATTGACCTCGACAACCCACTTGCGCTGAAAAACCGGCGGCTCGCCAAACTTGCGGCTGGCTGAGACCGTCGCGAGTTCTGTGACGTTGACGACGCTCATGCCGCAGCCCCCAGAATTTCGACCTTCTCCTGCTGCATCGCACGGAGTTCCTTGCGGATCTCCTCAAGCTTCATGTTTGTCTTGCGGTTCTCCTCAATGGCCGGATCCTCGCGGCCGGTCGCCAGGGCGATGAACTGGGCCATGCCCTCGCTTGAACGAATGTCGTTCGCCTTGAGCGCCTCGTTGCTCTTGCCGCCAAGGGCCCGCGCCTTGTCGGCCTGGATTTTGTCGATGTCCTCTTGCTTCGCGGCCATCTTCTCGTCGATGGCGGCGGCTTCCTTGGCACGTCGCTCTTGGTCTTTGGCAGCTTCTTCAGCGGCGCGGGCTGCTTCCTTGGCCTGCTGCTCTTCCAGCCGCCTCGTCTCGTCTGCAGCGGCTTTCTCTGCCGCCGTGCGTTCTTCGATTCCCTTAATCTGGTCGTTGTAGGTCTGGCGGCGCTTCTCGGCTTCGCGGTTGTACATTTCCTCATTGATGCGGCCGTCGTTGAGCTGCTTGTCCAAGTCTTGCAGGCCAGCCTGATACTCTTCTGCCGCCTTGCGGCCGGCCTCACCGAACTTCTCAGCGTTCTTGGTCGCTTCAAAGAATGCGTTGGTCTGTCTGGTGATTGCCCGCTGCATGCTCTGTTCCATGTCAGAGTCTTCTTTGTCCAACGCAGCCTGAGCGTCAGCCTTGGCTTTTTCCGCCGCGGCATCGACTGGTGCCTCTGCCGCCGCGGCACCACCAGCTGCGGCTTGTTGCGGGGCCTGACCGCTGGCGAAAGCCCGGCCGATGACTGGCACCTTGGACATGAAGGCGTAGAACGACTGCACCTTCTTTGACACCCAATCAATCCGGCTGCCGATGAACTCAAACGCCGAATTCATGCCTGCCCGGATCGTGCCGACCAGATTGGTGAGACCGACGATGAACGGAGACAAGAACGTGTGAACGACAGCGCCGGCGACCTTTAGCACCACGCCCACTAGATCAGCCATCACGCCGATCAGCTTCAGCACGCCCTCGACCACAGTTCCGATCAGCGTGAACACAGGGGCAATGACTTGAGCGATTGGCGAGGCAATCGACGTGATGCCCTCAACCACGCTGCTGATGCCGTCGGTGAACCCAGCCAATCCGCTCTGAATCGCGGCAAACGCGCCGATGAACGGCGTCACGAAAACGTCGGCCAAGCCTGCAAACGCTTGTGACGACCGATTGCCGGCCGCAGTCACCTCTTCCATCGCGAAGGCCAGGTCGTCCACCTGTTGAGCTTGCAGCTTGCCCATGGTGGCATTGAGCTGCTCAAGCGTGATCTTGCCTTCAGTGAGGCCGGCGGCCATTTCAAAGGCGCGGTCTTTGGCGTTCACGAATGCCTTGCCAAGGTTGAGTGCCAGCAAGGCACCGCCAATGAACGGGTTGGTAAGGCCAAGGGCAGCGGCGGCCACGGTGCCCATTGCACCGCCGCCGACGGCCAGCCCAACGCCCAACGCCTTGGCCGCGAGGATGAACGTTCTGGCGGTCGCTGCGGCCTTCAACAGACCAATGGCGAGATCCTTCACCCCAGCAGGGTTCCGAATGGCGTTGAGTGCTCGCCATTGCACGTAGGTCCACGCAACGTCCTTGCCGAACTTGATGACGCTGACGCCTGCGTCGGCAATGGATTTGGTGGCATCGGCTACGCCTTGAATCGTTCCGCTGACGCCGTTTAGCACACGCTCGGCAATGCTCGCGTTCTGCGCCAGCCTGCTCGTGGACTCGCTCGCGGCGTCCATCTCGTTCTTGGCCTTGGCAACGGCCCGGCCGTAGATCTCCTGCGTGAGCAGGCCCTTCTGCAGCATCTTGTCGAGCCGGCCAACGGTCTCGGCGTACTTCTCGGCTGGCGTCCGCACCTCTGCCGTGATCTTCGCAGCTTGGCGAAACTCGGCCGCCGTAGCCTTGGCACTGGCCCCCACCTTGCTGAGTTCGCGGTCCGCCTGCGCGACGCCGGCAGCGACGCCGTCAGCGTTTGCGGTCAGCTGGAATGCAAGGTCAAGTTTCGCCATCTGTCTGCGGTTTCAGTTTGCTAAGTTCTGCGGCAATTTCTTCGGCCGTCATCGGCGGCTTGCGAATCGGTATGAAGTCTTGCGGCTTTGGTGTCCTGCCTCGAACGTGCGGGGCGATTGTCAACGCGGCCAGCGTGCCCGTCTGTTCCCACTGCCTCCCGATCGGCTCAAAGAACCGGTCAAACGCCAGCAGCTCGCGGTACGTTGTCAGCGGCAATCCTTCCACGTACTCCAGTGACCATCCGGTTGCGAGGCACAGGCGAATCACGAAGAGCCGGCCGTCGGGCCGGGCTCGGAGTTTTTTGCCAGTTCCTCAATGCTTTGATCGGAAAGGTTGTTGTGCTCCATGGCGGCCAGCCAGACGCGATTCATCACGCGGGCCGACTTCTGGGCCAGCCGGGTCACGTCGCCGTTGTCAAACAGCCTGTTGCCCTTCTCGTCCACAAGGCATCGCACCAGAAACTTGGTGCGAAAGTCATCCACGCCGGTCTCTTTCTTGCGCTGCCATTCGTTCTCGTACGCGTCCCGCTCGCCCACTGTCATGACGCGGATGTAAACATCACCGCCCCATTCCGGCACGGTTAGCTTGAGCAGCCCAAGGTCATCGGCGGCCAGGATCTGATCTTTCGTCAAAGCGGGCATGTCACGCGGCTCCAATCTTGAATGTCACGGAAAAGGTCTGCAGTTCACCGACTGACGCAGACCACCCAAGCGTCTGGAACATGGCCGAAGGGAATGACCATGTAACGCCCGGACCTCCGATAGATAGAGCAGCCGTCAAGCCGACGCTGGTTGTTGCCATTCCAGCCGTGCCGCGCACCGTCACCGACACGGTGCCGCCGTCAATGTCAGCGGCGGAAAACTTCTTGAGCCGGTTGGTGGTGTTGCGGGAGGTGACCTCAACAGCGTCTGCCGTGACGCCATCCACAGCCACGGTCACAAGCTCGCCCAAGGTGACGGCACCCCAAGTGACGGTAACGCCTTGGCTGACATTCGCCACGACGGCCTCCCGTCGTTAGGTGCGGACCTTAAACGTCAAGGACTGCTTGACCAGTTCGCCCACGGCGTACGCCACGCTCGCCGACGACACAATCGCTGTGTACGTCGTGGTTGCGAAGACGAGGTTGCCGCTGGTTCCAATGGCAACCGCTGTAGACCCCAAGGCTTCGCAGCTGATCTCGTCGTCTCTAAGCGCCGGCGTCTGGTATCGCCGGCCCTGCCCGGTCGCCAGCCCGAGGTGCGATTCATCCAGCAGGTCGCCACCAGGCGTTACGGTAACGCTCGTTACGGTGTAGGTGCTGCTGGCGAAGGTGAACGTGTTGCCCTGAGAATCGGCTGCCATGGTGGCGTGCTCCTGTGTGTTTCTGGGGCCGTGGCCCTGCGTTCAAACTAGGGTTTAGGCAGGGCTCCCTTCCAGTTACGTCACCCCGTCGATGGCGTTCTGCATGATCGCCTC